ATGAATTACCAGATCATATAAGATTATATGCTGAAAGTAGAGCTTTGCCATTAGGTAAAATTATGTATAGCAATAGCAAAGCTGCTGGCATGTGGAAAAGACTAATTGTTCCTTTTACTTGGCAAGGGAAAACAATTGGATTTAGTGCAAGGAGTATCGACAATGAATCAAAACCCAAATATTTTACTAGTCATGATAGTGGTTTCGTTTATGGCATTGATAATCAGTTGTCTAACAGTAGGTTTGTAGTAGTAACAGAAGGACTGTTAGATGCAATGTGTATAGGTGGAGTAGGTATATTGAGTAATCGGTGTAGCGAAACACAAGCACAGATTATAGATACACTAGGTAGAGAAGTTATACTAGTGCCAGATAAAGATCGTGCAGGACAAAAACTAATTGATGACGCACTGGAGTTTGGTTGGAGTGTAAGTTTTCCTGAATGGGAAAGTGATGTCAAAGATGTAAATGATGCAGTTGTAAGATATGGAAAACTGTTTACACTTAAAAGTATTATAGATGCAAGGCAAACTATGGGTCTTAAAATAAATTTACAGAGAAAACGATGGTAGATTTACACGTAGAAGCAACAAGTAGATGTACACTTGCATGTCCAAGATGTGAACGTACAACATTTATAGATAAGTTTGGTAAGAATAATTTTACTATACAGGATTTAGATATTGATAAGTTTTGTAACTTTATTGATATTCCTGTAAAACATATCAATTTTTGTGGAAACTTAGGTGACCCTATATATCATAAAAATTTTTTGGAACTAATTTATAAAGTCAAGGGTAAATGTAAGACTGTAAGTATTACAACAAATGGAAGTAGAAAGTCTAGAGACTGGTGGACAAAATTAACAAATTTACTTGATAGCACTGATCATATTAGTTTTAGTATAGATGGCAATCCACAAAACTTTACACAATATAGAATAAATGGTGATTGGGAAAGTATAAAAACAGCAATTGAAATATGCACAAATAGTAATGTAAAAACTATATGGAAATATATACCATTTTCCTACAACCAAAAAAATATTGATGAAACTGTATTATTAGCGAAAAAATTAGGTATAAACAAGTTTAAGTTGGATCCTAGTGATAGATGGGTTGATAACGATCCTTTACGTCCAGAAAAACATTTTATTGGTAGTAGAGATGAAACAAAACAACAATTTAAAATAGACAGTAAAAATTTAAAAATTGATCCAAAGTGCAAAAATAACAGAACACATTACATAGGTGCCAATGGAACATATACTCCTTGTTGTGATACTAAACATTATAACTTTTACTATAAAAGTGAATGGTATAAAAATAAAATGACAATAAAAGATAATAAATTAAGCGAATGTATTAGGCGTTTTAGTAATTTTTATGCTACAATACAAGATACTAAGCCAGACTATTGTCTGTTTAATTGTGGGAAGTGTTAATGGCTAAAGAATATACAGTAGATTTACAAAAATTATTTTTAGAAATGATGATGAATGATGCACAGAATTTTGTGCGTGTACAGAACATTTATAATGTACAAAACTTTGACAGGAGTTTAATTGATACTGCAAAGTTTATTAAAGAACACAGTGATGATCATGGTGCTCTGCCTACTTATGAACAGGTTCGTGCAGTAACAGGTGTTGAACTGAAGCCAGTACCAGATATAAGTGAAAGTCATAATGATTGGTTCCTAGCAGAGTTTGAAGGCTTTACTAAAAGACAGGAACTAGAACGTGCAATACTTAAGAGTGCAGACTTATTAGAAAAAGGTACATATGAACCAGTAGAAAAGATTATTAAAGATGCAGTACAAATAAGTCTTACAAAAGACATGGGCACAGATTACTTTGCTGATCCTCGTGCAAGACTTATGGCACTTAAAGATAACAATGGACAGATTACAACAGGCTGGCCTGCAATGGATAAAAAGTTGTTTGGTGGTATGAACAAAGGTGAACTGAATATATTTGCTGGAGGATCTGGTAGTGGTAAAAGTTTGTTCATGCAGAACTTAGCAGTGAACTGGATAACAAATGGACTAAATGGAGTATACTTAACATTAGAACTTAGTGAAGGTCTAAGTGCTATGAGAATAGATAGTATGCTTACAAATGTATCTACTAAAGAAGTATTTAAAGACTTAGAAACAGTAGAGATGAAAGTAAAGATGGCTGGCAAAAAGGCAGGTAAACTACAGATAAAATACATGCCAGCACAGAGTAACGTAAATGATGTCAGAGCATACCTAAAAGAACTACAAATAAAAAATGGTTGGAATGTAGACTTCCTTCTTATTGACTATTTAGATTTGCTTATGCCAGTAAGTGCAAAAGTATCTCCAAGTGATTTGTTTGTAAAAGACAAATATGTAAGTGAAGAATTACGTAACCTAGCAAAAGAATTAAACTGTGTATTTGTTACTGCTTCGCAGTTGAACAGAGGTGCAGTAGATGAGATAGAGTTTGATCACAGTCATATAAGTGGTGGACTTAGTAAGATTAATACTGCTGACAATGTGTTTGGTATCTTTACAAGTCGTGCTATGAGAGAACGTGGCAGGTATCAACTACAACTTATGAAGACTAGAAGTAGTAGTGGTGTTGGGCAAAAGATTGACTTAGAGTTTGATATAGAAAGTTTACGTATTCGTGACTTAGGTGAGGATCAAGAGTACCAGCAGTTTAAGAAACAAAGTAGTAGTATCTATGAACAACTTAAAAACAAAGGAAGTTCAGGAGTTGTTGAAGCACCTGAGGGCGACACTGGTAAGATTACTGCAAGTGTACAAAGCAGTAAACTCAAAGACATGTTAGCAGGATTAAAGAGTGAATAACGATATAAAGTCTAAGCCAGGTTTTTGTTACGAGATATTTAAAAATCAAGCATTTTGGAGTACACGAAATACAATAGGATATAACCCTTGTAGTTATTTTAAAGGATATATTGTTACTGATACTACACCTGATGAGGCATGGCACGGCGCTGAACATCTTGCCATTATTGATAGTGTTACACAAGGAGAACTTATTCCAGGATGTCAGAACTGTTATCGGGAAGAAAAAGCAGGACTTGTCAGTAGACGTATGAGTAGTAAAGAATTGTACGAAAACTATCATAAAGACACTGACATAAATCTTACAGATACTCCTAAAGCATTAGACTATAGTGTGGGTAACTTGTGCAATCTTAAATGTACTATTTGTGGACCTAACAATAGTAGTAAATGGATAAGCGATTGGGCAAAACTTTATCCTGATACTAACATGGATAATTTTTTATATAGAAAAGATCAATACCTTACCATTAACGATTTAGAATATCTAAAAAATATTAACAGTGTTCACTTTCATGGCGGTGGCGATCCTTTACTTAGTGATGCACACATTAAACTATTGTATAATATTAAACAGAGCAAAGGACTAAGCGATGTTAGAGTATTTTATAATGTAAATGGTACTAACCGTGTAACACAAGAAGTATTGGAATTGTGGAGTGAATGCAAACTAATAGAACTTTATTTTAGTATAGATGATATAGGCGATAGATTTGAATATCAACGTACTGGTGCAAGTTGGGAACACACAGTAGAAACTATTAATTGGTTTTATAATAATATGCCAGTAAATCACATGTTCAAAATAAATTGTACCTGGGGATATCTTAACCTATTCTATCTAGATGAACTATTCCTCTGGCATAAGGAAAACTTTGCAGAAAACAGATTAGGCGATTCAGTTGAACTAATTTTTCAAAAATGTTTAGGTACATACAGTTTGGATTGGTTAAGTTCGAACACTATGAATGTGCTTGTGGATAAGTTCAGTAAATATCCTGAAATATCCAACTTACTTGCAATGTTAGATGTAGAAGAAAAACCTCATACAAAGTTCTGGGATATTGTAAGACGTACAGACAGTATTCGCAATCTTGATTTTTGTAAACTGTGTCCGGAATGGAGTTTACTATTATGAAAATATTTTGTACAGGAAATCCTGAGCGAAAGACTATTGCTTGGGGGCTACAACAGTTAGGTTCAGTTACAACTGC